AATAACATAATAATTCAGTAGGATATATACTAAAAATAAACATATTCTACAATGCAATTTTTAGATTTTAATAGCTTTCTTAACGAAGCGCAAGTAATGAAAACTACAGGCATGTTTGACGCTAAGTTAGACAAGGCTGCAGATGTTATCATGGCATACTTGAACAAGAAGACTGGTGATGACTACAAGAAATTCCCATACATTTTAGTACACAGAATTGACGGTGCTGAAGATCCAGGTATTATGCTCTACTCTAATAAGTCTGACAAGGCTGTTAGAATCGGTGGTCAAAGTAAAGGACCTGGTATTGTAGGTTCTCTTGCTTTTTACTCAAAGCACTATACTGAAGTTGCTGACTTTATGGTTACTTCAGATCAGTTTCCAATCGTTAAGTTAATTGATGAATTCGTTAGACTGATGGATGCTAAATACGTTAAGCAGATTGCAGAATCATATGATGCTCTTAACGAAGCTGCTTCAGACTATGCATTTAGCCAGGCTGAAATCAATGAGATTAATAAGCTTCTAGACAAGAAGATGCCAGTAACTAAGATTGCTAAGAAGATGGGTATTCCATATAGATCAGTCTTAAAGGTAAAGCGTAATATTTCTTCTGGTGAAGTTAAATCTAACATGGAAGTTAAAAACGAACAGACTCTTGATGATAAGGTTAAGTTCTTAGAGGAGACTATGGAAGACATCTACCAAATCTCAAGAAAAGTTGCAGCAGGTGCATTCAACTCACTCTTTATTTCAGGCCGAGCAGGTACTGGTAAAACATACAACGTTGAAAAAGCAATGCAAGATGAAGGTCTTGAAGAAGGTGAAGACTGGATATTGGTTTCAGGTGCAGCATCACCAATTATGATGTTCAAGAAGTTCTATCAATTTAGAAATAAGACTCTAGTCTTTGACGATTGTGACTCTGTATTTAGAGATGAAAATGGTCGTAATATGCTTAAAGCAGCCCTCGATACTAAAGCTGTTAGAAAGATTAGCTGGATGAAGAAGTCATCAATTGTATTTGACCCAAAAGATTTTGAAAACAATCCAGAAGCAGAATTCAACGCACTAGAAGCAGGTCTTGTACCAAACAAATTTGAATTTGCAGGTCGTGTGATTTTTATCTCTAACTTAGAGAAAGATAAAGCAGATCCAGATGGAGCAATTCGTTCTAGATCGATCTTAATTGATGTGACACCAGATGATGCTACATTAATGGAGCGTATGAAGAAGTTACTTCCTCATCTAGAACCAACTGATATGCCAGTGAACGAGAAAGAGGAGATCTATGAGTTCATGAAGAATGCAGGTGATGTTTCAATGAGAACATTCGTAAAAGCTGCAGGCTTTAAAAGAGCAGGTCTTTCTGACTGGCAAAGAATGGCACAGAGATACTTATAATAAATGGCAAGTTACAATCTAAAATACAACAAGGATGACTCAGTTATCCGACATATTATCATTGGTCTACTCGCAGATCTTAACAATAAGCTAAGCATCTCAAGGCAGCTGACTAACGATAATAGAGTTGTAGTAGATGTGCCTTTTTACTATGCAGTTTCTGGTGATGAGAATTTCATGCGTGATAATTTTCTTTTCAGTACTTTAAACGGTGAGAACTGTGACGTAGATCCAACAAAAGCAGATGGCAACTATGACCGCGTACCAAGAGGTATTGTTAATCTAACCTCATTTGCAGTAGATCCTTCAAAGCTAGTTAACAAACGTAATCTAGGCAATTACAATAGACTTAATCCAGAAGATGGTATATTAGAGTCTTATGTTGCTGAATTTGAAATGATCCCGGTTGTATTAGGTGTTGATGTTGAAATTTTAGTTTCAAGCCAGCTAGACCTTTTTAAAGTAACTGAGGCTATCATCAAGAAGATGTATAAAGCCAATTCATATCACGTTGACGCGGGCCATCTAGAGGACGGTACTTATAGAATTAGTTCTGAGTATGCAATGCCAGATGATTATACAATGGAGAGGCCGATTGAATATGGCTTTGATGATAAAGGCAACCATAAGGTTACTTTTAGTCTAGAGATAAATTCATTCATGCCTTCATTCGACTTTGAAGAAGATGCTTATCAAACACTGACATTCACAACAACTGACGGTGGTAACTACATTGGTAATATAGAAGATCCAAATGGAGTATTAACATGTGAAACCACTTCTGTATATTACAGTGAAGACTATTTAAAATTATGGCAATACGGAGGTTCTGGATGGACACTTACACATGAGGGTCAAGACGCTATTGACGAGGCTACTGCTACAGTTTTAACTGAAACACCAGTAGACACGATAGAATATGAACGTAGAATATCTAAGCGTAGAAAAGCATCCAACAGAATGTTCACTATTGGTAATTCAAGCCTAAACACAATCAACGATAACGAGAATGGACGATCAGCACTGGGAGATGATTATAGTGTGACTGGTAGAGACCTTCCATTTAACGAGTAAATTAGACAGATATATAATTAAATAAAAAATCAAAATACGAAATGACTAAATTAAGAAAAGGCATCATTTCGCCAACAGAAAAACAAGGCGCAGGTTACGTTTTTGAGACAGCTGGTAAACTATTTAAAGTTACTGGTAACGTCATTGAAGAGGCGACTGGAGCATCGGAAGAGTTTAATGCTCTATCAAAAGCTCTTAAAACTTTCAAGGTAGATGAATCTGGCATTCAGTTTAACTATGACTTAAACAAAAAGTCACAGATCACTGATCTGAACGAGGCGAAGTCTAAAAACTACGACGAATTAGTTGGTCTACAAGATAAAGCTGAATTCCTTAAGGCTGAATTAAAAGAATCTAAGCTGTCGGGTAAGAAAGCTGCTACTACTGAATTAGAAAAAGAATTAGCAGAAGTTAATGAAACTATCTTAACGTTAACTAACAGTGGTATTCAAGTAACCTTTAAATACGATGCTAATGAGAATAAGACTTTTATTGGCAACCGTGAAGTTATCACAGAAGGTGTTACAGAACAGGCTTTTGCATCAGCATTAATTAGATATGAAGATAAAGGTCTTCTGAATCTATTTGAAATGGCTGCTAAAAACTTTGGTATGTACAACATCCTAGAATTCGTAACTGAGTCTCAACTTGGAGATGTAAAAGTTTCTACAATCCGTACTGAGAATAGAGTATATGCTTGGAGAATTAACGAGGCAACTAAGATTGGCAAGTTTATCCAAATGGAGCCACAAGAATTAATCAACTACGTTGCTGAAGAAACAGGAGCAGATATTACAGCTTCAGTTCAAGATCTGTTAGATGGTATTAAAGAACAAGTTGAAGACAGAGAGAATGCAGTTGCTTTAAGAAGAGAGATGATCTCATTCTTACAGGATCAAAAAGGTAGACTTGCAGAAGCAGATAGAAATATCCCAGCCATTAAAGAAGCAGATCATTTCTTAAGCTCTGAGATTAAGAGAATTGGTGAAGAGATCGAATCTTTAGAAGAAGAAAAACTAGGCAGAGACGAAGGCTATCTAGAAGCTACTCTTAAAGTTGATTTTGACGGTCTAACTAAAGGTACTACGGTATTGATCGATGCAATGGAATATTCTTCAGCTGGAAAAACAGAGCTTCTGACTGTTTTTAAAGACGACAAGCCATTGAGAATTGAGAAGAGAGCAATTGAACTTCCTAGTTCAGAATTGACATAAATCCATTAGACTTTTAATAGTCAAGAAGCCCGTTTGGAAACAAATGGGCTTTTTTGGTTATAACATACAGAAAATAAAAACAATGATCCAGGTGGCCAAGAAAAAGAACTATCTCAATAATAAAGACCTTTACAACGAGATTGTAAAATCAAAGGAAGAAGGTAAACTGACAAGAGATGCTGAGAAGATGCTAGTACTTCTAGCAGAACGTGCAATTAGAAAATTAACATATGTAAATGAAGATGATAGAAATGACTGTCTACAGTTTGCTCTATTAGACTTACTAAAATACTGGCGTAATTTCAACCCAAAGTATACTAATGCATTTGCATACTTTACAGAGATAGCAAAAAGAGGCTACGCGAAAGGTTGGAATAAAATCCACCCAACAAAGTATAAGAACACACTGTCAATTGATCGTATTAGTGGAAACGGCTCAGATCACGACGGTGGCATGTTTAACATCTAATGTCGATAAAGAACTTAAAGCCAAGTAATAATTCAGGCCACATTCAAGGTTATTTTAAACCTACTAATCCAGACAAATATATTGGCCCCACTCCCATCATCTACAGAAGTTCATGGGAGCGCAAGTTCATGATTATGTGTGACACTAGAGACCATGTCCTAAAATGGTCTAGCGAACCTGTTACAATTAAATATTGGTCATCTATAGATAATAAAGAACATAAATATTATCCAGACTTCTACATGAAGACCAAAACAGAAGAAGGTGAAAAAGAGTTTTTAGTTGAGGTGAAACCAGAAGCTCAGATCAAAAAGCCAAAGCCACCAACCAAGAATTCAAAGAAGGCTCTTAACTCATATAAGTTTTTGGCAGAGCAATACATAAAAAATAGAGACAAATACGCATATGCTAAACAGTGGGCTGAAGCTCGCGGCTGGCGTTTCATTGTACTTACTGAAAAGACTCTAGGTTAATATGGGCCAGATTAAAAAAGATATAAGGAAATTAAGCAAAGAAGCTGGTGGTAAAAACGCAGCCAAAAAGGCTGCTGAAGCCTGGTTTTTAGAGAGCAGCAAAAATATCCGCGAAGGTGCGGTTATGAAAACAGGTGCTAGATTTAGAACCGGCATGATACATGTTTTTAGATATGACAATCCTAAACATGCAGAAACTTTAGAGTGGTGGGATCGTAATCCAGTAGTACTGGCACTAGATCCAGCTGAAGGTAATGACTTTGGTATAAACCTTAATTTGCTACCCGTAAACTTTAAAGAGGATATGCTTGATATGATTTATGAACGCATGTCAGGGCAAATTAAATCAAAGACCTTAGGTAAGGGTGGTAAGGCAACAGCACAGGGTCAGATCCCACTAACATATGTTGGTGCAAAATCATTTTTAGATCAATTTGGCCTAGGTTTTGCAGTAAGACAATATATTCCAAGCTTGAAATCTGATCAAGCAATTGTTAACTATGAAAACTGGGCTAGAATAGCGCTCTGTGACTTTATTGAACTAAACGGGGCTTCAGTAGGTAAAATTAGAGCACAGTTCAAAAACTACCTTAAGAAATGAGATATATAAAATTGAAAATACTATCATAATATGGCAGGTTATACAAATAAAAGAAACGGACCTTTAAGTTACGGTAGCAAACCGTTTAACTTATCGAGTACGTTGAAGTCGCTTTCATCATTCGGTATGCGTTATGATGACATGGTTCTACGCCAGTCTCAGGCAATAGGCCCGATGGAGGATATGTTTGGCTACGGTCAGATGAATCCAATGGGTATTGACAATGATGACATCTACGGTGCATTTGCTGCGCTGTCGATGACCGACATTAACCTTAAGAAGAACATTCCGTTCTTTGACCAAGAATATCAACAGAAGAGAGAAGAACTCAGAGACTTTTCAATCAATGATGAGATTGAAGATATTCTAGACATTCTTTGCGATGAGACTGTAGTTTATGATGATAAAAACTTTTTCTGTCAACCAGAAATCTTAGGACTTGATGTCTCTGAAAAGGTTGAGAAAGACCTTAACAAATATTTTAGACAGATCTACCACTATTTTGGTTTTAACACAGACCAATCAGCTTGGTATTATTTTAGAAAGTTTCTAGTTGATGGTTATCTAGCGTTTGAGATTATATACAATCCAGATCAAACTGAGATTATTGGTTTCAAAGAGATTGACCCGATTACACTTATTCCAGGCTACAACCATGATGATGGTAAAAAAGTTTGGGTACAATTTAAAGATGATCCAACAAAAGAACGTAAACTTTACGATTCGCAGGTTCTTTACATATCTTACTCTTCGATTACAACAGCAAGTCGTGTAAGTTACTTAGAAAGACTTATCAGAGCATTTAACTTATTAAGAATCATGGAACATACTAGAGTTGTATGGGCTGTGACCAACGCTTCATTCCGTATGAAGTTTATCATTCCAGTTGGAGGTAAGTCTAAGACTCGTGCTAAGCAATCCTTGGCACAACTGATGAACTCTTATAAAGAGAATGTTGATTTTGATTGGGAAAGTGCTACGTTACACACAGATGGCCAACCAATGCTCCAGTTCAACAAAGAATACTGGTTACCAAGTAAAGAGGGTGAAAGCCCAGAGATTGAAACTCTTGGCGGTGATGGACCAGATTTATCAGATACTGAAGCACTTAAATACTTCAGTGATAAATTAAAGCACGTCTCTAAAATTCCTTACTCAAGATTCTTATATGAAGATGGTGGTGGAGACTTTAACCTTGCAGCTGATGGTATGATTCGTGATGAGATCAAGTTCAGCAAGTTTATCAAGCGTTTAAGATCTACATTCCAAGAAATACTAGTTAAGCCACTTTTTATTCAAATGTGTCTTAAATACCCAGAATTTAGCGAAGACCCACAGTTTAAAACTCAAGTTGCATTAAGATTCAACGAAGAGAATATGTTTGCTGAATTAAAGCACATGGAAATCATGGAGCGTAGACTAGAATTCATCGGTAGTATGAGAGACAGTCTGATGACAACTAACCAAGAAACAATGGAAGAAGAGTACTACTTTGACATGGAATACCTTGTGAAGAAGTACCTTAAACTTACCGACGATGAGATTCAAGCCAACGAGGCAGCCAAGGCTAAATTAGACAACGAAGAAGCTGGCGAAGGTGGTGGAGAAGAAGACGACATGGGAGGTATGGGATTTTAAAAGATATATAAATCATGGAAATTTACAGAACATTTGAATCATTCATTAAAAAAGTAAACGAAGATGCGCTTAAAGCAGGCGAAGAATCAGACGTTTACATTGATGATTACACGCTAGACTCTGGTGAGACTATTAAGTCTGCAGAGATACTTGGAGCTATCCAAGCTTATCAAACTGAGAAGGAATTCCAACAGTACTTTTTTGATGAGTATGGTGAGGGTTCTTTTGCTAGTGGAGAGTTAGATAAGCTAACAAAATTCTTTAATGAGGTTAAAGCTGAAGAGAAAGAAGAGGACACAGACTCTGAGAAAGAAGAGAAAAAAGGTGACGAAGGTGGTGACGAAGGTGGTGACGAAGGTGGTGACGAAGGTGTTGATGATCTAGACATTGACATCTAATAAGATATTTACATAATCAAAGCTGATATATATTAAAAATAGAAAAACGCATAGAATGAAAAATAGAAAAGATTTGTTGATTGTTGAGATGTCTTCATCGGCACTTACAGTTGACAAAAATGAAAACAAGGACTATGTACTTGAAGGCGTTTTTGGTCAAATAGATCAAAAAAATAGAAACAATCGTATTTATACGGAAGATGAATATGTTCCGCAGATTGAGAATCTACAAGCTAAAATCAAGTCCTCTAAACTATTAGGTGAATTAGATCACCCAACACAATTCGATACATCTTTAAAGAACGTTTCACACGTGGTAGAAGAACTTTACTACGATAAAGACACTAAAGAAGTTCGTGGTAAGATCAGACTTCTAGATACAGATGCTGGTCGTCAAGCCAAAGCACTAGTTGACGCTGGTGTACCACTTCAAATCTCGTCAAGAGCTGCAGGTGCTGTTGAATCTAACGGTAAAGTTAAGATCAAGCAGCTTTTTACTTATGACCTAGTAGCAGATCCCGGTTTCGAGAACGCTGAGCTAAAAAGAGTAAATGAGTCTTACGGCTTTAGCAACGACGAAGGACTATACATCTACGAGATGGGAGAAGTGTCCAACATTATAGAAAACACAGACACACAAATAAAAGAAAATCAAAACATGGCAGAATTCGTAAAAGCTGAAGACTTTAACAAGTACTCACATTATCTTGCTAAAGAGATTAAGGCAATTAAGGAGGCTATCGACGCAAAGTCTGATGAAGAAGCAGCTGGCGTTGATGAGAAAATTACTAAAGTGATTGGTCACAGCGACCATATCGCAGAAAGCGTTAACAAACTTGAAAAGTACGTTAGCTATGTGGCTGAAAGGCTAGATGAGTCTATTCAGTACACCGAGCATGTTGCAGAAAAAACAGATCAAGGTATTCAGTACTCTGAGGCTCTAGCTGAAAAGTTAGATCAATCTATTCAGTACTCTGAGCACATCGCAGAAAAATTAGACGAGGGTATTCAGTATACAGAGCATGTTGCTGAAGGAGTTTCAAAACTAAAAGACTTCGCTAACTATCTTGCAGAAGCTCACAATGAGAATACTATCTCAGGTGAGAGCATCATCGAATACGTTAACTACTTAAAAGAAAACATGCAGTCAATCTCAGAATACGCTGAATACATTGCTGAATCTATCAACGAAAACTTAGTAGTTGAAGAAGAAGGTGATGTTGAAGGTGAAGAAGCTGGAATCGAAGGTGAAGATGTTGTTAAGAAAGACGAAGAAGAACTTGAAGAAGTTGGTGACAACTCAGAAGAAGGTTCTGTAAGCGATGATGGTGAAGAAGCTGGAATCGAAGGTGAAGAAGTTATTGATGCTGAAGAAGAAGACCTTGAAGAAGTTGGTGACAACTCAGAAGAAGGTGATGTAAGCGACGATGGTGAAGAAGCTGGTCAAGAAGCTGAAGAAGGTGCTGAAGGTGCTGCCGACGGTGTTGACGAGCCAGAAGAAGCTCACTCAGAAGATGATAAAGGTACTCAAGAAGAGGCTGATGGCGAGATGCCAGAAGATGAAGGCGAAGAAGGTGTTACTGACCCACTAGAAGCATATAAGAAAGAAGTTTCTTCTAAGCTTGATGCTTTAGTTGAAAGTGCAACTAGAGCTGAGAATGAGAATCCATCATTCTTTAGAATAGTATCTTCAACAACTCAGTCTAAATACAACGAGCTTAACGAAGCTGCAAAAACTGAAGTTAGACAAATTGTTTCTAAGAGAGGTTTCATGACAGAATCTGAGATTGTTTCTCTAATCGAAAAATCAAACATGATCGTTGAGTCTAGACAGGCACAACCATTCGTACTAGAGGCAATGCCAGCAGAATATGCTGAAGTATGGTCAAACCTTTCAGAAGCTAAGCAGAATCAAATCTTAGCACAGTCTAAGTATCACAAACTAGAGACAGAATATCAAGTAAGAAACTTCTGGCAAACTAGAGATCTAAGAGAAGCTGCTCCGGTAATGGAGAAGATCGAAATGATTAAAGAAGCTAAAGAAGTTGAAGAGAACAAAGGTCTTGGATATGATGTAACTGGTTACGCTGAGCAATTCAAGAAGAGATTTAACAAATAATCTATCTGTTCATTCTATAAATTTAAGGGGGAGAGTGTTAATTCACTCTCCTTTTTAACTCTTGCAAAAAAGCAAAAATTAAGAAGATATATAAACTGATCGACGAATAGGGCGAAAGAAGCAGAAAGCCCATCGAATGTCGAATAAACAAACAAAAAAAGATCATTCAAAAATGGCAAATTTAATTAACGAAGCTGAGATCAGAAACACTTGGGCTCCTATCATTGAGGAAGCTACAGGTATTACTGAATCTAACAAGCTTGCATGGATGTCTGAGTACTGCCACAATCACAAGCTGTACGAAGACGCAAACATTATGGCACTTAACCCAGGTATGAACTTAGCTGGTATGGGCGGAGTATCTTTCCCAGCTAACGGTAGCACAGCTAACGTAGGTGGTTCAGGTGCAAACGGTTCAGGTGACAAAGCTCCAACATTGCTTCCTTTAGCAATGCAGGTTGCTGCTCAAACTATCGGTCTAGACTTAGTACCAGTAGTACCAATGGCAGGACCAATGGGATTACTTTCTTACCTAGACTACACTTACGAAGGTGGTGTTGCTAACGCAGTAGCAAACGGTGCTGACGGTACTGTAGCTCCAACTTACGTAAAAGCTTCAGGTGCTGGAACTGCAGACATCGCTGCTGTAGGTGGTACTAACGGTGACTATGAATTCGTAGGAACTTCAAGAATTGACGGTAAGTCAATCTTTAAAGTAGGTACTATAGATGGCTCTAACACAACTGTAGCTGCTGATTTAGAAGATGCTGGTGCTGATGCTAATTCAGTTGAACTAGTAAAAGCTATGGAAGATCACATCCCAGGATTTACTGGTGATGCTGATGCAGACGGTAACGCTCTTCCTTTCTCAAGAGAAAAAGGTGAGTCAACTAGAGACAAGCTAATGGGCTTAAGCCTATTCAGCAAGTCAGTTGCTGCTGAAACTTTCCAAGTTGCTGCTGGTGTAACTAGAGAGCAAGTACAAGACCTAAAACAATTCGGCGTTGACGCTGTTGCTCAAGTAGAAGCAGTATTAACTAACGAATTGACTCAGTCTATCAACGACTACATCTTGAAGTCAATGAGAACTCTTGCAGCTACTAACACTACTGACAACCCATTCTCAGCTGCTATCGACCTATCTCCAGCTGCTAACTACGGTGGTGAAACTAGAGGTGAAGCTCACAGAAGAATCTTAACTAACGTTCTTGCTGCAGCTAACTTTATCGCTAACAAAGGTAGAAGAGGTGCTGGTAACTTCGCAGTAGTTGATGCTAAAATCGCTTCAGCTCTACAAGGTATCGCAGGTTTCGTACCTAACCCAATGGCTAACACGTTCAACCAAGTTGCAGGTGCAATCTACCCAGTAGGTTCTGTAGCAGGTATCAACGTTTACACTGACCCTAGACTTCCTTTCAACGGAGGTTACCTAGGTGATTCTGCTGGTACACACAGAATCCTAGTAGGTAGAAAAGGTGACGGTAACTCAGCTGGTCTAGTATTCATGCCTTACCTAATGGCTGAATCAGTACAAACAATTGCTGAAGGAACTATGGCTCCTAAAGTAGCTGTTAAGTCTAGATTCGCATTGGTTGAAGCTGGATTCCACCCAGAAACTCAATACGTTGAGTTCAAAGTTGAAAACGTTGAACTATAATCTTTAACTAGATAAAACGTTTATATAGGAGAGGCTCTCATTTGAGGGCCTCTTTTTTTGTTTATAGAAGTCTGATATATAGTCTATAGCTACTTAAAAAAATACAAGTATGATGAAATTTAAAACTAGAATAAAAATGTTTGAAGACTTTGAGGCTACTAAAGTGGATCAAAGTGTTTCTACTAATGCTACAGTAAAAAAAGAAACTACTGAAGTTACAGTAGATGCTAAACCAAGTAATTCAGATACTACAAGATCTGAAATTAT